GAGCCAGAAGCTGCCACGCGCTGGTGGCCATCAGCCCCACGGCCGCCGCCAGCGTGCCCGCAATGGCGGCCATGGCGACCGCGTTCTGCTTCCAGGCCTGGTAACCCAGAGTCAGCAGAACCACGCACACCGCGGACGGAACCGCAGCCGCCACGACCGCCAGCAGAGCGCCGGCCCATCCCGCCAGTTCCCAGGCGGCGCCGGCGCAGAACGCCAGCATGTTGGTGCCCGGCGTGATGCGCGCCAGCGCGTATACCAGCCCGTAGGTTTCGGGCGCTAGCCAGCGCCGCGTGGTCACCAGTTCGGAATAGAGCGCCGCCATGGTGGGGTCGCCGCCGCCGAAAGTCAGATTCCCTACGCGCACAAAGAGGGCCGTCATGCGCGGGAGGGAAAAAGATTTCATTGGTGCTACTCTAACATTGGGTATGCGGGGCAAATGGGTGCTGCTCTCCGTGGCGGCGGTGCTCGCGGGAGTCGCTGGCGGGGCGCTCTCGTTGCGGTACCGGCGCCCGGCGCCATCGCCGCCGGTCCGCGCGGCCGGCCCCGCCGTGCTGCCGGACAACCAAGTTACGCTCTCGGGCGCCATTCGCCCGCAGCACGTGGTCGGCGTGGGCGCCCAGGTCAACGGCGTCATCGACGCCTTTCTGGTGGATGTGGGGGAGGATGTCTACCAGGGGCAAGTACTGGCGCACATCGGCAGCCAGGGGCTGGAAAGCTCAAAAGAGGCCGCCGCCAGCGCCGTGGATCACGCCCAGGAGGTGGTCAACCGGGCCGATGCCGCGGTAGCCGGTGCGCGCCTGGAACAATCGCGCGCGGACGCCGAAGCGCAACGCGCCCGTTTCGCCATGGACCGGGCGGAAAGCGCCTTCTCGCGCCAGCAGTTGCTCTTCAGCCAAGGCGCCACGCCGCGCCTCGTCTATGAGAGGGTACAGGGCGAATACGAAAGGGCGCGGACCGAGTTCGCGCTGATGGATAAGGCCGCGCGCGCTACCGCCGAACGCGTCCAAAGCGCGCTCCAGGAGGTGGCATCGGCACAGAAGATACTGGCGGACGAGAAACGGCGGTTGGAGGATTCCCAGGCCGCCTTCGAGGCCGCCGACGTGCACTCTCCCGTGGATGGCCTGCTGGTGGGGCGTAACGGGGAAGTCGGCAGTTCGGTACAGGAGTTCGGAGACAACCTGTTCCAGATTGCTACCGACACCTATGCTCTCGAAGTGGCCCTCGAGCCCGAACCACCGGTTCTGAAGCGCCTTCGGCCGGGACAGCCGGCGCTGGTCCTGGTCCCCGACCTGCAAATCCCCGGCATCACCGGCGATGTCAAAGAGATCAAGGGCACCCAGGTACTGGTGGAATTCGACAGCCCCATCCCCGCCATCCAGCCGGGCATGCTGGCCGATGTGCGCCTGAAGCTGGATTGACGGTTACAATAGACCAGGTGCCTTTATGGAATTCTTAGCCACGAGTCTATTGGAACTGATCACCCAGACATCCACCAACCTTCCGCCCGACGTGCGCGCCGCGATGTCGCTGGCGGCCAACATCGAGACGCCGGCCACGCAGTCGTCGCAGGCGTTCGACATCATCCTTTCGAATATCGACATGGCGATCGATGACACCGGCGCCGTTTGCCAGGACACCGGCATGCCGACATTTGTGATCCACACGCCCGTGGGCGTGAACCAGATCCGCATCGGGAAAGCCATTCGCGAGGCCATTGCCGAAGCCACGCGCCTGGGCAAGCTGCGCCCCAACTCGGTGGATTCCATCACCGGGAAGAACAGCGGCAACAACCTCGGCGAAGAGACCCCCGTGCTGCACTTCGAGCAGTGGGAAGAGGATGAGATCGAAATCCGGCTGCTGCTCAAGGGCGGCGGCTGCGAGAACATGAACATCCAGTATTCGGTGCCGTGCGTCCTCGAACACCTGGGCCGCGCCGACCGCAACCTGGAGGGCGTGCGCAAGTGCATCCTGCACGCGGTATGGCAGGCGCAGGGGCAAGGCTGCGCGCCCGGGGCTATCGGCGTGTGCATAGGCAGCGACCGCGCGCACGGCTACGAGTTGGCCAAGGGACAGCTTTTCCGCACGCTCGACGATGTGAACCCCAACCCTGTGCTGGCCAAGCTGGAAGCCGAAATCATGGAGGAGGCCAACAAGCTGGGAGTGGGCGCCATGGGATTCGGCGGCAAGGCGACGCTCATCGGTTGCAAGATCACGGCGGCCAATCGCCTGCCAGCCAGCTTCTTTGTTTCGGTGGCCTACGACTGCTGGGCCTTCCGCCGCCTGGGCGTGCGGCTGGACGCAGCCACCGGCGCCATCACTAAATGGTTGTACCGCGATCCGTCACGGCCCATCGAGCGCATGGCGCGGCGCGCGGGTTTCACTCTCACCGGCCGCGAAGTCATCCTGACGCCGCCGCTCACCGAGGCGCAGATGCGCGCGCTGAAAGTCGGCGACGTGGTGCTGATCCGCGGCGACATGTTCACCGGCCGCGACAACGTGCACGCCTACCTGATGAAGAACCCGCCGCCCGTGGACCTGAACGGCGCGGTGCTCTACCATTGCGGCCCGGTGATGTTAAAGGACGGCGACCACTGGACGGTGAAAGCCGCCGGCCCCACCACCAGCAGCCGGGAAGAGCCCTATGAAGCGGATGTAATCCGGCGTTACGGCGTGCGCGCAATAATCGGCAAAGGCGGGATGGGCGCGAAGACGCTGGCCGCGCTAAAGGAGTTCGGCGCCGTCTACCTGAACGCGATCGGCGGCGCGGCGCAATACTATGCGCGCACGGTGGAGCAAGTGCCCGGCGTTCACTTGATGGAGTTCGGCATCCCTGAAGCGATGTGGCACTACCGCGTCAAGGACTTCGCCGCGATCGTGACCATGGACGCGCACGGTAACAGTTTGCACGCCGACGTCGAGCGGCAGACCGGCGAAGCGCTGGAAGCATTGCAGACCGCGTAGCCGGGTTGCTACACTGAAACATCTGCGGCCAGGTAGCTCAGTCGGTAGAGCGCAGCCCTGAAAAGGCTGGCGTCGGCGGTTCGATTCCGTCCCTGGCCACCACCCCTAACTGTCCACAGTTCATAGACTTGTGGGCACTTTCCAGTGCCATTGGACTCTCAGAGGGTGCCTCCGTGGAGTCCAAATGGAGTCCAAACTCGTTGCGGCTGCGTTCTTGGTAGCCATGGTAGCCATGTGGGGGCCATGTGTTTTCGCTCTATCTCCTTCCAGGTGAATGGGTTGGTACCCATGGTAGCCACTTTGACGGTTTTCTTGTTGTCTCGCGAATGAGGAGACAACATTCAATTCCCTATACATGCGGCCCCCACGGCCCCCATCCCTACCGATCTCACGGGACCGCCCCGTCTCCGATTCGAGGTCATGTCCGGAGATATCGGCAAATCGAATCGAGTTTGAGATCTGGGCGGCGGCAAGACCCACGGCGGCCACGGTACGCCCCTGATTTTCAGGCGCCCGACTGTTGACTGCTGACTTCGGCAACTGGTAATTGATAGTAAGAAGGCCAATAGTGCGTTCAACGAGCGATGGGACGCTCGTTAATCCCCTCCCTCCGACACCTCAGTCGGAGTGTCTCCTTATGAAACAAGATCAGACGATTCCTTTCTACGCGCCGGATGGCAGATCGCTTGGCTTTCGAACGCTCGAAGCGGCGAAACGGCTGGTTGCCGGCGGGTATGTGAGGGCATCGTATGGGCGCAGGAAAGAGGTAAGAGCACTCTGGCTGCTCAAGGACGACGGCAGCAATCCAGTCGAAACCCACGTACAGGCGGGCACGCGGTACAGCTTCCGCGAAGCGCTCGATAGCGGGTTGCATTGTTGGAAGTTCCGCCCGTTGGCCAATCGGGATCGGGCGTGCTTTCTGCGGCCAGTGTTGGACTGTGTGAGGCAATGAAGGCGGGGATCAAGTCGGCGCCGTTCGTTCCAAACGCCAAGCCAATCCCATTGTCAAAGCCATAGGTATTCTCTGGCGACTTTTAGCGTCAGGCGCAAAAAAGGGCGGTCGGGGGCGGCCGGGCGCGCCCAAGGCGGCGGGTGGGCGTACCAGCCAACCCGGAGCCAGACGCCGCAACACGGGGCACCGGGGCGCGAAACGGGCGGCCTCTCCTGCAATGGCGGCGGGCCATTCCAGGGACCTGACTCTGACCGGCGCCGGCCGCGGTCAGTGCCGGTTGTCAGCCATCTAATCTGCTGATTCTTTTGAGATAGATCGCTATTGCGGTTGTCACCCTCCATCTAATGCACTTCCCCACGCAGATCGAACTTCGCCGACTGGAGCAGTTGCTGCCGTTTGCCCGGAACTCCCGCACGCACTCCGACGCGCAGATCGCCCAAGTGGCCGCCTCGATCCGGGAGTTTGGTTGGACAAACCCGGTCCTGATCGGCTCTGACGACGTGATCATCGCCGGGCACGCACGGGTGCTGGCCGCGCGCCAGCTCGGGATGACCGAAGTGCCGGTAATTGTGCTCGGGCACCTGTCGGAGACGCAGCGTCGCGCCCTGGTCCTTGCGGATAACAAACTGGCCCTCAACGCCGGATGGGATGAACAGGCGCTGCAAGTCGAACTGGCGTCCCTCCAGGAAGACGGCTTCGATCTCGACGTGGTCGGCTTCAGCGACGAGGAGTTACGCGTCCTCCTGGTGGACGCCGAAGTCCCAGATGCCGACGAGACTGAGGAAGAGGAAATCCCCGAGCCGCCCGCGCAGCCGGTTACGCGCGCTGGCGATATCTGGTGCATTGCTGGGCACCGGCTCGTCTGCGGAGATTGCTGCGACCGTGGCATCGTCAGCAGGCTGTTCGACGGCGTGAAAGCGAACCTGGTCATCACCTCGCCGCCGTACGCGACGCAGCGGGAATACGATCCGTCCAGCGGCTTCACCCCCGTGCCGCCAGAGCAATACTCGGACTGGTTCAGAACCGTCGCTGCAAACATCGCTACGGTCCTCGCGCCGGATGGCTCGTTCTTCCTGAACATCAAGCCCCATGCCGATGACGGCGAGCGGAACCTTTACGTGATGGACTTAGTGCTGGCACACAAGCGGCAGTGGGGCTGGCGCTTCGTGGATGAATTCTGCTGGCGGAAAACTGACAACGGCGTTCCTGGCGGTTGGGGAAACCGATTCAAAAATGCTTTCGAGCCCGTGTACCATTTCTGCCGCGAGCCGCAGATCAAGTTTCGCCCCACGGCTGTGGGGCACCTCTCCGAGGACTGTTTCGATTATTCCCCGAACAATCCGAAATCCACCTCAGGCAGCGGTCTGCTTGGCACGGGCGCGCGCGGCTCTGCGGCCGGAAAACCCGGAGCCACGGATGACGATGGTCGCTTCGCCGGCATCGCGCGGCCGTCGAATGTAATCGAGGTCAAATCCGAGAGCAGCCAGGGATCGCATTCGGCACCGTTCCCTCGCGCGCTGGTTGAGTTTTTCGTGAAGGCGTTCTCCGATCCGGGAGACATCGTATTCGATCCCTTCCTCGGAAGTGCCAGCACCATCGCTGCGGCTGCGGTCCTGAACCGTGTGGGGTACGGAATCGAAATCAGCCCGGCGTACTGCGATGTGGCTGTGCGCCGGATTGCGAATCTGACGGGCGAGGAACCGATCCTCGTGGAAACCGGCCAAGCCATGGCGGAGCTGGCCGCCGCGCGCGGCGTGCCCATGGAGCAGGTCGCTAATCCGCGCCTGCGCGACGCACGGCGCATCCGGCACAACGGGCCGGCGCCCTTCTACGGCAGCCGGAAGAAAGCGAGTTGAGGCATGGACATCAGAATCAACATCCAGGTGGAACGATGGCCCATTAGCCGGTTGATTCCGCGCATCACCAATCCCCGCACGCACACGCCCGAGCAGGTCGCGCAGGTAGCGGCGTCCATGAGGGAGTTCGGCTGGACCAACCCGATCCTGGTGGGGGCCGACAACGACGTACTCGCCGGCCACGCGCGACTCCTTGCCGCTCGCCAACTCGGCATGACCGAGGTGCCCGTCATCCAACTCGGGCATCTTACGGAAGCCCAACGCCGCGCGCTGGTGATCGCGGACAACCAGCTTGCGATCAGCGGCGCCGGATGGGACGAGGAGATGCTGCGCGTGGAATTGGAGTCGCTGGAGAAGGAAGGCTTCGATCTTGACTTGGTTGGCTTCACCGACGAGGAAGTTGAGGAACTCCTGCGCGATCCGGAGCAGTCCAATGTTGGACTGACGGACGATGACGCGATTCCCGAAGAGGCAGAGCATTCGGTCACGATGCTCGGGGACGTGTGGCTGATGGGCGAACACCGGCTGCTGTGCGGGGACGCCACCAGCATGGAGGCGGTCCAGAAGGTCCTGGCCGGCGGCCTGGCCGACATGGTATTCACGGACCCGCCGTACAACGTCGATTACGAGGGCAAGACGGCGAAGAAGCTCAAGATCGGCAATGACACACTGGGCGGCAAGTTTCACGAATTTCTCCGCGATGCGTGCGCGAACGTCCTGGCGGTAACCAAGGGCGCTATTTATATTTGTATGTCGTCGTCGGAGCTGCACACCCTCCATCAGGCGTTCACCGACGCCGGCGGGTATTGGTCCACGTTTGTCATCTGGGCGAAACACCATTTCACGCTGGGCCGGTCGGATTACCAGCGGCAGTACGAGCCGATCCTGTATGGCTGGCGCAAGGGGACCGATCACTTCTGGTGCGGCGCGCGGGACCAGGGGGATATCTGGTTCATCAAACGGCCGGCGTCAAGCCCGGAGCACCCGACGATGAAGCCGGTGGAGTTGGTGGAGCGGGCCATTCGAAACAGCAGCAAGACGCGGGACACGATCCTAGATGTGTTCGGAGGTAGTGGAACGACCATGATCGCGTGTGAGAAGTCGGGACGACAGGCACGGCTGATCGAGTTGGAGCCGAAGTATTGCGATGTCATTATCCGCCGGTGGGAGGCGTTCACAGGAAGAGAAGCGAAGCTTGAATCCGACGGGAAAAGCTACCGCGAGGTTGCCGGAGAACGAACCGCAGTGGCAGCCTGAGGTGCACCGGGTGCCACGTATGTCCCGTGAAGCATGAAAGGTCAATTAGAAAATGGAAAATATTTTGCTGCCTGCATCGACACCATATGGTCCAGGAGATTGGCTTTGGCAGCAGCACCAAGAGCTAGGCGCTATGCTTTTGGCGCTGGCAATTTCTTTAAAAATTGCTCCAGAGCCGCAGCCATTGTCCGAGGATTGCTCTCAGGAAGTACAGCCCAGCCCACTGATCCAACAGCCTTCTCGAATGCCTGACTCCATTGCTGTTCAGTCAACCCAAGCTCCCGAAGAGCAATCTCGTTAGCTATTTGGCGGATGGTTAAGCTGTTCAATAGACGCATGAGAAAATTAGCGGCTTCTGGAGAAATCTCTACCATATCCAAGCCGACCTCCTTTTGGTCGGAGCCATCATTCTATGTCTTTTTATCCCACCGGGCCTTTGCCGCCTTCGCCGCGATCTGGTAACGCTTGCGGGAGCCAAGCGCCGCCGCCCTAGAATGCCACCCTTCCAGGCCGTCGGCACGACGCTCTCAGTATAGCTCCGCAGTGGATGCCAATGTCAACCTTGTTAAATCTCAAAACTGACCCACCGGCACTACCAAGAATTCTCGAACGTGAACGGCGATGAATGATCCCATCCTGCAAGTGCTCGTGCCCGTGGTCGGGCTGGTCTCCGGTCTGATCGGCTCCTACGTTGGTCTCAAGAACCGGGTTCTCCTTGCGGAGGTTCGAAAGGAAGCTGCCGAATTGGAGACCCGAATGGTCACGAGGATCAGCAACATCTACATGCACGCGGGCGAGTGCCTAAAGGAAGAGAAGGTGATGGAAGCTCTAGGCAAGCTGGCTGAGGAAGTCCACGGCCTCGCGCGGCGCGATCCGCACCAGACGCATGAACGAGAATCGCCGCCGGATCGTTGAAACCCGGCGGCGGCTTTGGGTGGGCAGGTGGGAAGTCTCTACTTGGCGATCTTGTAAACGCGATCCCCGGCTTCGTTCTTCGCCGACTCGATCTTGATGCTGTGCTTCTTCCCGGCGGTGGAGATGAACCCGCGAACGGAATGCGGCTGCCAATCGGTCGCCTTCATAATCTCGGCGAGTGTGGCACCCTTGGGGCGTCCGATCATCTCCAGGATTTTCGCGCCCTTGCTCTCGGCGCGGGGCGCGGTGGCTTTGCGTTCGGGCTTAGCGGCCTTTTTGCTGGTCTTGGCTTCTTTTTTGGGCGTGGCGGCTTTGGCCGGTTTCTTGGCTTTGGGCGCGCCCTTTTTCGGACTGGTAGGTTTCTTCGAGGCGGCCTTCTTCGGCGCGCCCGTGGCGCCCTGTTCCGCAACGGCGGCGGTTTGGGTGGTGGTCGTGGTAGCTGCTGTGTCTGTCATGCTTCTTAATCCTTTCTGCTCAATGGCTTGCGCGTCTCCGCGCACCACGATTCATCACTCTGCTTCGCCTGGAAAGCAAGTGGAATCTTTAAGAAAAATGGCCCTGCCGAAGATTCGCGAGGTCGCGTGATGGGTATCTCTCTCCGGGCCTACGCGCGGACGCGCGGTTGCAGCCTGACCGCCGTTCAAAAAGCGATCACCAGCAAACGGATCACGCCGTTGCCGGACGGGACCATCGATCCGAAGCGCGCCAACCAGGAGTGGGCGAAGAACACCTTCGCCGGCCAGACCATCCATGCGGCGACGGCCGCAGCAGCACCGGAGCGCCTCCCACCGATGTACGAGTCTCCGGCTCCCACCGGAGATCCTGTTACCGCGTACTTGCGCGCCCGCGCGGTCAAGGAGAGCTTCCAGGCGCGCACCGCTCAACTGGAATATGAGGAGCGCGCCAGCAAGTTGATCCCGGCGGCGCGCGCCTCCGAGTACGCCGCGACGTTCTCCTCGATTGTGAAGGAGCACCTGATGGCCATGCCGGATCGTCTGGCGCCCCTCGTGGCGGCGCTCGATGACGAGCCTGCGGTCCACCGGATTCTGTCCAACGACGTATCCGCTTTGCTGAAGAAGCTGAGTAAATCGATCTCCGACGCCGGCCTATGATACCGTTTTCGATCCACGACGTGGGTGCGGCTTCGTTGCTGCCGCCGCGCGAGATTCTGGTGTCGCAGTGGGCCGATGAGAACCGCGTTCTCACCGGCGCAGCGTCGGCCGAGCGCGGGCAATGGCGCACTCGCCCGTACCAGCGCGAGCCGATGGACGTTCTCAGCCCGAGCCATGCGTGCCGGCAGGTGGTCCTGCTGTCTGCCGCGCAGATGATGAAGACCGAGGTGCTGCTGAACTTCCTGGGCTTTATCGCCGAAGTTGATCCGGGGCCGGTGCTGGTGGTGGAGCCACGTGCCGAGGACGCCAAGGCGCTTTCCAAGGACCGTGTGGCACCCATGTTCCGGGCGACGCCCTCCCTGCGTGGGAAGATCGCCGCCGTCAAATCTCGCGACTCCGATAACACCACCCTGCACAAGGCGTTCGTGAACGGCGCCGGGCACATCACCTTCACCGGGGCGATCTCTCCGTCGGGACTGGCCATGCGGCCGATCCGCTATGCGCTCCTGGACGAGGTGGACCGGTATCCCGCCAGCGCCGGAACGGAAGGCGATCCAGTGTCGCTGGCCATCCAGCGCACCGCCGAATTCGCGCACAACAAGAAGATCGTCATGGCCTCGACGCCGACGATCAAGGGACTCAGCCGGATCGAGTTGGCCTGGCTGGAAAGCGACCAGCGCGATTACTTCGTGCCCTGCCCGATGTGCGGCCACTACCAGGTGCTCGTGCTGGGCGACGGCACCGGGCCGGGGCTGGTATGGCCCGAAGGGAAGCCCGAAGAGGCGATGTACCGGTGCGCCGGCTGTCGCGAGTTGATTCCCCACCACGAGAAAGCGCGCATGGTGGACTGCGGCGAGTATCGCGCGCAGAATCCTTCCTCGCCGATTCCGGGATTCCGCCTTTCGCAGTTGATCTCGCCCAAGCGGAGTTGGGGGTCGATAGCCACGGAGTTTCTGGCGGCGAAGAAATCCCCCGAGACGCTTAAGGCGTTCATGAACACGGTGCTCGCGGAGTTGTGGGAGGAGACCCACGAGGTTCCCACCGATGCGCACGCGCTGTGGAACCGCTGCGAGCCATTCGAGGCCGAGGTGCCGGAGGAGGTAGCGCTGATCACGGCCGGAGTGGACGTGCAGGCCGACCGGCTGGAGATGGAGATTGTCGGCTGGGGGCGGGACGAGGAGTCCTGGTCCATCGCCTACCACGTGATTCCCGGTGATGTCACCCGCAACGAGGTATGGGATCACCTGGAAGGCCTGTTGCTTTCCGAATATCTGCATGCCGCCGGGCTGCCGATGCGGATTGTGGCGGCGTGCGTCGATTGCGGGTTCAAGGATGCCACCGTGCTGCGCTTCACGCGGGATCGTTACAACCGCCGGGTGTATGCCACCAAGGGGCGCGCGGGCGCATCACCGATCTGGCCGCGCAAGCCGAGCCGGAAGAACCAAACTCCGTTCTTCATGATCGGAGTGGATGCGGCGAAAACGGCGATCTATGACCGGCTAAAGATCCGGGAGCCGGGGCCGGGATACTGTCACTTCCCGATGGGGCGCGAGCTGGAGTATTTCGAGCAACTCACAGCGGAGAAGAAGTTCACGCGGTATCACAACGGATTCCCGAAGCAGGAATGGCGCAAGCCGGCGAACGCGCGCAACGAAGGGCTGGATGCGAGAGTGCTGGGGTATGCAGCCCTGCATGCGTTGTACGCCAGCGGGTTGAGATTGAACGTGCACTGTGACCGCTTCGCGCAGATGGCGCGTTCGCAGCGAAAGGACATGACGGATGCTCCACCGGCGCAGGCGGCGGTGACAAAGGCCGCGCAAACCGAGCCACCGCAACCCGCTCTTTCTGAGCGCGCGGAAGAACCCTGGAAACCACATCCGGCGGCAGGCCCGCGGTACGTCGGCCGCTTCGACGTGAGCAACTGGCTGGGGTAACTCATGGCACTTTCGCTCGCGCAACTCCAGGCGAACCTGGACGCGATCAACACGGCAATCGGTAGCGCTGTCCTGAGCGTGCGGTTCCCCGATGGCCGCCAGGTGACGTACCGAACCATGCAAGAGCTTCGTCTCGCCAAGGCTGATATCGAGGACGAGATCCGCACCTATGGCGGGACCAACGCGAGCAAGTCCACTTTGGGGCAAACCAAACGCGGCGATGGTCCCGAGGGGCCGGGATTTCCGGGGCCGCCGGGATGGGGGTATTGGTAGATGGCAAAACAAGATCACGGCGCACCGCAACCGCGCCGCGTGGTTTCGGTGGCTGAACCCGTGCTTGACGAGATCCTCCAGGAGCTTCGCGCCATCCGTACCGCGCTAGAGCATCCCAAAGACACGGCGCTCAAAGAGATCCGCAACGCAGAATACCCGGAGGACGCGATGGAGGAGCGCGGGCACAAGATATGAAACTCATCCGCCGCCTCTTGGCGTGGTGGGCCGCGCGCCCCGAGACGTTGATGGCGCTGATAAATCGTCCGCGCCCCGCTTCAACCTCGAAGCTCTACGTTGTTGAGATCGACTTTGCTATCAGCCCGCCGATGATGGAGGACTTGCAACGGAACCTCGATATGCTGCGGTCCAAGTTCGGCCTGGAATTCTTCATCTCGGAACCCGGAATAAGACTCAAGCGATTCGATGACTTCTGACACCCTCACGCCCGAAGTATTGCCCGCGACCTCCCGTCTGCCAGTCCTGCGCCGCGACTGGTCCGTGCCGCAACCCATGACCATCCAGCGGATGCGCAACCAGTTGGTGTCGGAGTATATGGACCGCCACGCCCAACGGTTCACCTATGACGGAGCCTCCGCCGGCCGCCGCACGCATGGCTGGTATGCGCCGTCCTCGGATGTCAATGTCGAGTTAATGGGGTCGCTCGTGTGGCTCCGCAACCGGAGCCGCGAGTTGATCCGCAACAATCCCTATGCAGTCAAAGCGGTCGAGGAGTTGGCGGGGAACGCGGTCGGGACCGGGATCGTCCCGCAGGCAAAGACGGGCGATCTCAACATCGACAAGACCATCGATACCGAATGGTCTTACTTCGTCGAGCAGTGTGACACGCCGCAGCGCCTGGACTTCTATGGGATGCAGGCGTTGGTCATGCGGACCATGGCCGAGAGCGGCGAGGCCGTCCTGCGGTTCCGGCCCCGGCTCACGGAAGACAATTTGCGGGTGCCGCTGCAACTCCAACTGCTCGAAGCTGATTTTCTGGATCAATACCGCACGATGGGCACGGTCAACGGTCACGTCATGCAGGGCGTTCAGTTTGATCTCCTGGGGCGCCGGGTGGCGTACTGGATCTACACCTATCACCCTGGCGGCGTCTTGATCCTCAATCCGCGCGGCGGAATCATCAGCCAGCCGGTGCCGGCCAATCAGATACTGCACGCCTATCGCGTGCTCCGGCCCGGCCAGGTGCGGGGCGTGCCATGGCTGGCGCCTGTCATGCTGGCGCTTCGTGACCTGGACGATTACTCGGATGCGGAGCGGGTGCGCAAGAAGATCGAAGCCTGTATGGTGGCCATGGTCACCCAACCGGAAGGCATCGACGGGTCATGGATGGGATTCAAGGGAACGGACCCACTCACCACGCATCCGGTCGAGGGTTTCCAGCCGGGAATGGTTTCCTACCTGAAACCTGGCGAGGATGTGAAGTTCAATAACCCTACCGCCTTGGGCGGCTACCGCGAATACAAGACCACCGAGCTTGAGGCGATCATGGCCGGCCTCGGTATCCCCTATGAACTCGGCACTGGCGACATGTCGAAGGTCAACTTTTCCAGTTGGCGCGGCGGGATGCTGGGCTTCCGCAACACCATCGAGAATTATCGCTGGTTGACGCTGATCCCCATGTTTTGTATGCCCGTGCGCCGCCGCGTGATCGACACCTTGGTTTTGCTTGGCAAGATTCCGGCGCGCGCGGTGGATGATCCGAAGCTCAACCTGTACGCGACTCAGTGGACGGCGCCGCGGTTCGAATCGGTTGATCCGGTGAAGGATGCCGAGGCCGCCCTGAAAGATGTCCGTATGGGGCGGAAGACGTGGTTCGAGGCGGTCCTGGAAAACGGCTTCGACCCCAACGCCCAACTTGCCCAGATTGCGCTCTTCAACAAACTCGTGGACAAGTTCGAAATCATCCTCGATTGCGACCCGCGCAATGTCACGCTCCGAGGCCAGGAGCAGCCGGCGGCCACCGAGGAGCGCACGCCAAGCAGCAAGGCGGTCCCCGGCAGCAAACAGAGTCAGGGGTTGGCCGCTCTCTCGGAAGAGGATCTGGCGATGGTCAAAGAGCTTCTGGTCGCGGGTTCATCGGCACGCGGCGACCGCGATTGGGGTAGCGCCACAAGAACGTATCTCACGTAAGGGGTGAACCATGAAAGGTGATCCAAAAGTTATGGCCGGGTTACAGGAATCGATCAACTTCGAAGCCAGCCGGGCCGCGCAGTACAAGATCGATGCCATCGACGCCAAGCGTTTCGGCCTGGAAATCGCTAGCGACCTCCAGACGTTGCACCAGCAGTCAGAAGACGCTCAGGACGCCCTGGTGAGCCGTCTGTTCTTCTTCGAGGGCGAGCCGACGATTACGGCGCAGACCGCCAAACCGCATCAGGATTTCGCTTCTCTTATTGCGGATCATATCGCCGCCGAAACCGCGCTGGTGAGACGTTTCCGCGAGTTCGCACAAGAAGCATGGCAGGCGGGTGAAATCGACACCGCGCACAGCTATGAGCATCTGGCGAATTATCACACGGTCGGATGCGCCATCGGCGGCAACGAGCACAAGGGCCATCTGGCCTGGCTCCAAAAGCAACTCTGGCAGCGCGGCAAGTTGGGGGAGACAGACTACATCGCCGTGCAGGTCAGTTAGGAGAGAACTATGTCACTACTCGGACAAACCATTGAAACCAAGGCCGACTCCGTGAGTGGGGCCAGGATGGACGCGCGGGTGAATTCGGGATTTGCTGGAGCCGAGAATTCAAATGCTGAGGTTATCTTCCAGGGTGAGCTTTTCTCGGCGGCCCACGATGAGATCAGCTTTGCTCCGCAAACCGCGGACGCCAAGAATCGCACGGTGGATGTGGTCTGGTACGGCGGCCAGACCGTGCCCCGCTTTGACGCCGATACGGACACGGATTACATGCTTCGCCTCAATATGACGGGCTGTCGCCTGGAGCGCCTGAATGCTGGCGCCCCGGTCTTCGATTGCCACATGAGCGGTACGGATTTCAAATCCATCGTGGCGAATCAGGCCGGCGCGAAGGCGCAGCGCGGGTCTGTAGTCAAAGCCTGGGCGGATGGTCCAGCAGGGAAAGCAACACTTCAATTCGGAGTCGAAGGCGAGAATAAGGACACAGACCAACTCTGGTCCGGCATCGCCTCCGGGCGTATCCGAAATCTCAGTTTCGGAACGTGGATCTACAGCAAGCAGCCGGTCAAGGACGCCAACGGCAATGGCACGATGGCGCCCCATCCGAGCGGCAAGCAGGCGCCGGTATTCGAGGCCACCGACTGGGAACCTTTCGAGGTCTCGGCAATCACAGTGCCTGCCGATTTTTCTACTCAATTTCTGTCCGCGCTGGGAGCGAACGGAGTACGGGCAACTAGCCCAAATCAGGAGAGGACCGTCATGGAACAGACGACTCAGACGGGCACGGAAGCCCGTAACAATCAGGCAGTACTCGATGCGGCGCGCACCGAGGGAGCGACGTTGGAGCGCCAGCGGGTGGCAGCAATCACCACGCTGGCAGACAACTTCAAATGCCAAAAACTCGGGGCCACGCTGATCGCATCGGGCGCAACGGTGGAAGACGCGAAAGCCAAATTCGCCGCTGCCAGCGAAATTCGCACCATCGGGACTCCAATGCTGAAGCACGGCGTCACCACGGAGTTTCTGGACGGGCTGATCGACAGCGGCACAACGCTCGATGCGGCCAGGGCCAGCATCCTGAAGGAAATCGAGAAGCAGGGAAGCCGCGGGATGGGGGGCCAGCGGGTCGATGTGCGGACGGAGGTTCAGATCACCCGCGACGGCGCCGTGACGCAGGCGCAACAGATGGAAGCCGCGCTGTTGACGCGGTGGAATCCGAACTTCTTCAAGGCGGACGCCCCCGAACGCGAGATGGCGCGGGAATTCGCGGGCTTGACCCTCCTGGAGATGGGGCGCGAGTTTCTGCAATCGCGCGGGGTCTCGACACGCGGCATGGACCGGCTCCGCGTTGCGGAATTGATCCTGCGAAGCAATCGGATGTCATCGACGTTCGAACTCTTCGAGGGTGGCGCCGAATCGACCGCGGACTTCCCGGCGATCCTGGCCAATGTCGCCAACAAAACCTTGCGGCAAGCCTACCAGGCGTATCCGCAAACATTCAAGCCGTTCTGCCGGCAGGTCACGGCGGCCGACTTCAAACCGATCAACCGCGTGCAACTCTCGGACGCTCCGGCCTTGGCGAAGCTGAACGAGAAGGGCGAGTACCACCGGGCGCAACTCAAGGACTCGAACGTCAGCTACAGCCTCGCTACCTATGGCGAGATCGTGGCACTGACCCGCAAGGTCATCATCAATGACGATCTGAGCGCCTTCACTCGGGTTCCGGCGCTGCTCGGAGTGGCGGCGGCCCGCCTCCAGTCCGATGTGGTCTGGGGCATCATAACCTCGAACCCGTCAGCCGTATATGCCGGGGACACGACGGCCACGGCGCTGTTCTCCACCGCGCACAAGAACTATGGGGCCTCCGGTTACGGGCTTGCGGTTGCTGGCCTCGGGACCGCGCGCACCAACTTCCGTCTACAAACCGCTCCGCAGGGCACGCCGTTGAACCTCTTGCCGAGGTATCTGGTCATGCCGGCCGCGCTCGAAACCACGGGCTTGCAACTGATCTTCCCGCAGCAGATCCTCGCCGTTACCACAGTCACCGCCGCCATCCCGCAGTGGGTCACCAATCTGGTCCCGATCACCGAACCGCGTCTGGATGCGAACAGCACCACCGCGTGGTATCTGACTGCGGACCCGACTGACATCGACACCGTTGAATATTGCTTCCTGGAAGGCCAGGAGGGCGTGTACTTCGAGACCCGCCAGGGCTTCGAAGTGGACGGTATTGAAATGAAGGCTCGCATGGACTTCGCCGCGGCGGCGATTGACTATCGCGGGCTGGCCAAGTATTCCAGCTAGGACGCCGGAATCGACAACTGACAATCGCGGGGCGGCGAACGAATCGCCGCCCTGCAAAAAGGAAAAAGGAGAAATACTGATGACTAACTACGTTCAAAGAGGGATTACCCTCACGGTTACGGCGCCCTACAACGTCCCGCTGAACGGCGGATGCAGAGTGGGAAACATTTTCGGCGTCGTGGTAGGGGAACTGACATATCCTCCATCTGGCTACGCCGCCGTTTCGGGCGCCTCGTGCGAGATTGTTGTCGAAGGAGTTTTCGATCTCGCCAAAGACAGCAGCACCTTCAGCTCTGGCGATCTGGTCTACTGGGACAACGTGAATTACGTTGCCACCAGCACGGTCGGCAGCAATCTGCTGATCGGCCAGGCGACGCTCACTCAGGCCAGCGGAACGGCCGCGCTCGGCGGGGCTTCCGGTGATGCGACCGTACGCGTCCGACTCTTCGGCGTGCCGGGATTTTCCGGGCAAGTCAACGGCGTGAAAGTGGCGCACATGCTCTACAACTACGCCGTGGACAACGGAGCGAGTTGCACGCCGGCCAACTCGGACACGATCCCGGCCAACGCCGTGGTTTACGGCGGAACGATCAACGTGACCACGGCTTGCACGGCGGCGGGGTCCGCGACCGTGGCTATCGGAACAACTGCCGGGTCCGCCGGCAACTCGATCCTCACGGCGACTGGCGTCGCGTCACTCACTTTGGACGCGGTGATCAAACCCACTTCGAACACCACGCCGTTCAAGATGTCGGCGGCCGGCCAACTGTGCATCACGGTGGCCACGGGGCCGCTGACCGCTGGCGTGATCGAAGCGTGGGTGGAGTACACCCTCGCCAGCAATTCGTAGAAGTCGGGCGAAGGCAGAACAAGGGCCGGCGCTTCCTTCTTCACGCCGGCCCCCGCCTCATCGGACCGTCATGGCCAGCCCCACGCTCAATTTTTCGCAGTACAACCAGGTCTTCTTGGAACAGGGTGGGATCTCTGTTGTCTTCACCCCGCAGGACGGCTCTGGGCCACAGCAACTTCAGGCCATCGTGATGCCGCCGGCACTGGCCGAAG